CCATTACGCCTCCGCGATTACTTTAGCCAAATACTCGTTCTTCTGCTTCTGTGCAGTGCGTAGCAGTTGCTCACGGATCTCTGCACGACGAGCCTTGGGCAGTTCGCCGATTACATCCGCCAATAGCACTGAGTAGACACCGCAGGCATAAGCATAGGAACCATCGTTGTTCTCACGAGCAGCCTTCTCCAGCTCGTTGATAGCATCTCGTGTTAGACGGCATTCGTCTAGGTATTCGTTGAACTTTTGTTGTGCTGACTTAGGCATTCTTCGCTCCCTCGCAGTCCCAACTGACGATATAATAACGCATTAACGCCAATCCTTCTTGTCGCCAAACCGTTCGTTGTGATCGTAGCCTGCCATGTATTCGGCCACTGACTCCTTGTCAGTGACTTCAACACGGGGTCCTGATTCACCACCAACACCACCATAGTGTGGTCCACGTGGGCGACCATAGTAGGAATCTGCTGAGCCACGATCGTAAAGGCTACCGTGATTCTTACGGATAAACTGTGGACCACGCAGTGCTCGAACCACTTGCTTCTGCTCGTCTTCTGTCATAATATGTAGATACATCTTTCGCTCCTTGTTATTCACTATACCTATAGTATACGATCACGCAGCCAATCTGTCAACCAAAATCTCACGGGCAGGATATGTAATCTTGCCCTCGTACTCTAGCTGGCTACGCTCGAATTCCGTAAGGTAGTCATCAGCAACCACTTCCCACCCGATGACATGCTCGGTGAAGTAATCGTTGTTCTCTTCAATCTGAGGGCGGACCATCTCTGCGATCTCTGCAGCAGTGTTGATATCGATGTTAGGGATCACATAATCGTTACCGCCCTTGGCCTTCCAGTAAGCATCGGCACCCACGCCGATGGTGCCATCTTCACGCCAGGCATAGTTCTCGTAGACTTGAGTGGTGATCAGCAGTTTGGACATCTTCGGCTCCTTGTTATTCACTATACCCATAGTATAGCACCGAGGATCCAAACTGTCAACCAAAATAAAAAACCCTACACTACGTAGGGTTTTGTCTAGTTAAGAATTGATCGTATCAAACGGATCGTATTCCTCTGCTAGCTCCTGCTTCAGCTCCTCGATGTCGTAGTCCTCGTCCACGAGGTTCCCATTTTCGTCGTACATAGGATCTTCAAAAAGTTGTCCAGGATAAGGCATGTTAACTCCCAGTGGTTAGTTTAAGTTGGCGTGGCTGTTCTGCCACAGTGTAGAAATGCTCGATAAAGATGTGGTGATCGTCACCCGACTTGCGGATAGCAGCATCAGCAGCACGGTAGAGGTCTCCCCACGTGGGTCCCATTATGGGCTCACAGACAGCATCTTTGCCCCAGTGATCCTTGTACGAGATCTCACGTGCAGCAGTGTAGGGATGATCTTCTAGGAATCCATGCACAGGCAGATCAAAGATACTCCAGATGGTCTTCAAACGGTTCTCACTTTGGAACTCGCTGTAATAGTCCATCTTTGACTCAAAGACCTCGTTATCTTGTTCGTATGCGTCTGCGAGTCCCTGCTCGAATCCCTTGATCACAGCCTGCAGCTGATCAGCGAGGCTGTTGCTGATGACCCCAGTGAGGCGCTCTTGTACTGTGCGCAGCTCGCAGAGAGTATTGTGTACAGTAGTAAAGTCTTTGCCTTGGATGACCACGGTATTCACTTCACAGTCTCCTTCATTACTTCTTGGGTCTTTCCTACAGCCTTGTCAACGGCAGATGCCACACCGGACACACCAACAGTTGCCACAAACATACCTGCGATGAATGCTAATAGCATTTTCATAGTTGCTCCTTAACCTACAAAGATCCAATAAGAACCTACGGCGATCGCATAGACTGCGACTGCGTAGCCCAATAGCTCGATATCTCTCATCTTGCCGCTCCTTTCTTAACTGTCTAGCCTATAGTATAAGGCCAAAATGTTCTGCTGTCAACTACGCACACACGTAGCAGCGGGGTCTGTGGCTTTTCTGCCACAACCCCTGGCACTCGTCTAGATATCCTTTTCGTAGATCACAGTCTGACCAAAGGGTGCTTCTGCTTGCTCGTTGCCTTTGACGATGAACAATGTATCGCAGTAGTCCTCTTCACCCCAACCACCGCAGGGGTAGCCGTCTGTGAACATAATGAACTTCTTAGGCTGGATGTCGTTGTCACGCATAAACTCCCAGTTGACTTCGAAGCTGGTACCACCACCGCCTTGAGGTTCGTAGTTCAACAGGTCGTCACTGTTGTCGTGTCCGATCTTGATGTGATTGTAAACGTCAGTGTCAAAGCACCACAGTTGGATATTGAAATCCTCGTACTGGTCCATAATGCCCTTGACTTCGCTCAAGAATACAGTTGCATCTTCTGTGCCAATACTACCTGACATATCGATAGCGATAGCCACGTCAATGGTAGTGTCAGGAATCATACCCGGAAGCACGGCACCTGTGTGCTGGCTCTTGCGGTTAGGACGCTGGAAAGAGTAGTCATTGCGGACGATGCTTTGGATCTGCTGACGGATGATCTCGCGCCAGTTCATCTTAGGCTCAGTCAAGTCCTTGATCATACGCTGGATACCTGCAGGAGTCTTACCTGCACCAGCGGCCGCGGCACTCTGGATCATAGCCTCTTTGATCTCGTCACGGATCTTCTGTGCATCTTCTTTGGAGATGCGTGGCTTGCCTTTGCCATCTTTGTCACCTTCGCCTTGGCCTTCACCTTCTTCTTTAAGGTGTTCGTCTAGGACGTCGCCCAGTTGCTTGAGCAATTGATCCATAGGGATCTTCTCTGCCTTGTCCCACAGATCATCATAGATCTCTTCCCAGGCCATACCGCGATACTTTGGATCGTAGCAGATCTTAACTTCGGTGATCTTGTCACCGATACGCTCATCTACAAGGATCTGATTGACTGCATAGTCCTGAGCGATGTTAGCAAGGTTGCGATCGCGGCTACCAAGACGACCAAAGTGATCAAAGACAGCGTGACAGATCTCGTGTCCGAAAAGGAACTCTAATTTCTTGACCGTGAGCTTCTCAACGAACTTCTTGTTGTAGAAAAAGTCTCGGCCGTTGGTAGCGGCAGTAGGGCACCAGTCCGAAGCGTCAATGAGCTTCATACGAGTTGCCATATTGCCAAAGAAGGGCGCCTTGAGTAGCAGTCCTACTCGGGCAGTTGTGAGTTTGTCGATGATTGGGTCCATATGTCGCTCTCCTTACTGTATGTATCTATTATAGCACCCTCTGGCACCCTTGTCAACCAAAAAAGGTGGGCTACGAGCCCTGAGAAGCCCGTAGCCCTAGCAATGGGCGAGGTCTTAATTCTCCATTGCTGACAACACATACTTGCCGAAACGCTTGTGGAACTCGTCGAAGCTCTTCATCTTTGTAGCGTCCAACGGCAGGTTGTAGTTGCTGAGAGCAGTCTTAGCACCCATAACTACGATCTCAGTCGGGAAGTTATCCATCATATAGCGGAAGAAGCAGTCCGCCATATCGTCCCAATCCTTGGTCTTCTTCTCGGCCTGATCCTTCAACTCATAGCACAGGCTAACAGTCAAAGAATACATCGCAGAGATCTCTTTGACATCCAGGGTCTTGACCTTGCCCTTAAGGATGTCTTCTGCCTTAGGCAGTTTACCTGCGATCTTACGGTGAGCCATAAACTTAACAGCCAAACCGTCACCGATAGCACCCGACACAAGGTCAGTGAGCGTGTCAGTGTCAGTGTCGTCATCTTGCAGAAGATCGCTGACGAAAGTCCAAGAACGCGGAGTTGCGAACGACTTGCTAGAACCCTTAGGGTCAAAGTCATACAAGTCTTGCTTGGCGTGGCTGAGATAACCTACGACCTCAGGGTGGATCTTGTTGAGCGTAGCCCACTCTTGGTAGTCATCAAAGTCCACTTTGGCTTCCAAGTGCAGGAAGCGGTTAGCCAACGGAGCAGGCATACGATAGGTAACGCCCTTGTCACCGTCACGGTTACCAGCGGCAACGATGTCTACGCCTGCGGGCAGACGATACTGACCTACACGGCGGTTCAAGACCAACTGATAGGCCGCGGCCTGGACAGCCGGAGGAGCAGAGTTCAACTCGTCCAAGAAGATGATAGCCTTGCTATCTGGATCGCTAGGCAGTTCTGCAGGAGGAGCCCAGACCATAGTGTTGGAGTTGGAATCAAAGTAAGGGATACCCTTGATGTCGGTAGGTTCCCAAAGAGGCAGACGAATGTCAATGACCTCACGACCAGTGTCATCACCGATCTGCTTGACGATATCGGATTTACCAATACCCGGAGGACCCCACAAGAACACGGGGCGGCGCTTCTGGATCGCCTTGTTAATTGCTCGCTTGGCACGCTTTGGGCCAACCTGACGAACGGAAATATCTTGTGCTTTTGCCATTTAAGACCTCGCTAAAAAGTTAAAACGAACTACTCTCTCAGTATCAATAGTATAGCACCGGCCGGTGCACCTGTCAACCGCAGATCTTCACATAGTTGAGCTGTGTTGTTTTATCGCCACGGACGTTCTTGATCTTGCCCTTGATCCGCACACTGCCCTCGACGGCACGGCTGAACCAGAAGTCGATGAACGACTCGCCCATACGGGCTGTGATACGGAACTTGTTGAAGTTTGGATTGAACTTGCTGGAGACCACAGTGATGTCCCCCACAACAGCATCGCCGACGCTGCCTAGGAGTTGTTCCGACACATAGATCTCACGCTTCAACTCTGTGCGAGCCTGATCACGACGAGCAACATCAGGCAAGCAGCTGACAATAGCAAAGTCCAGCATATCGCGACCCGTGAACTGGTCCTTAGCGGCGATCTTCATTGCCTGGCGCTCAAAGTCATTAAGTTGTCCAGTTAGAGCCTTGAGTGTGAATGTTTTGAAATGAGCGCGATACTGTTGGCCCAACTCTATTTCGAGGTTAGTAGGCTGGACATTGTCGCGGAGCCATTGCTTGACCAGAACCTTGTTGGCCTGTTTGATCAGCTTGATCTCACCACTGTCGGCATAGTCCCACACAGGTTCTTTGCAGTAGCCCTGATTCTGTGTGTCAGCACGAACAGCAAGGCCCCATACTTGATCTGCTGTGAATTCCATAGTTCGCTCCGTTTCCTTACTATGTGTCTATTATATAGCCGAGCGCCCAATCTGTCAACCTCTTTTGGAGAGTGCCGGCCAAATAAAAAGGGTGTTGCTTTTACGCAACACCCTCCAAAGTACCGCCCCGGGAGCGAATCGGCTTGGTCTTTGTAACCGGTCTTTAGATAGTCTCTAAAGTCAAACCTGCGGCCTTGGCCTTGTAGCCCAGTGCTACGATCTCACGGCTTGGTTGGCCCATCACGTACTCAGTGACAGTCACACCATTGCCTGCCTTGCGTGTGTTGCTGTAAACAGCATAACCGTTCTGCTTGATACGGCTAACTTCTGCTGAGAGATTGCCTACGCCCATCTTCTTAGCCTGAGCAGCAGTAAGAGCAGCACCATTGTACAGTGCATTGAAGACCTTGAAAGTCTTGGATTCTGGATTAAAACGCTTCATTTGTGTTTCCTCTAAAGTTAGTTTATAGCTGATTAATTTTTCTTCAGCGTCCTTATACTATACATTCTACTAATGGATAGATCAAGGACTGATTTTACCATTTCAATCTTTCTTAATCCGAACCGTAGGATTAAGTGCCACACCCAAAAACAGTGTAGCGAACCAGGTACCCATCGTGTAGGGTATATCTAGTGCAGGGAACAGAGTATTCAAACTCCAGATCACCAGCAGTGGTCCTGCGGCAATAAGTGCTGTGATCAACACAGCATACGCGATCAGTTTAATGAGATCACCCATTTTGTTCCTCCAATTCATCTAGCTCCTGCTGACGCTTGAGATCCGCGATCTCAGCATCGATGGCCTTTTCTTTCTTCTTGCCGGCCAGGGCAGTGCCTCTCTTGTAGACGTTCCAGTAGTGGTCGCCGCAGTAGCTCTTGCCCGCGAGTACAGGAGCACAGCAGTATTGGATAGGACCCTTGCGGGGGTCCTGATCCGGACCAATCCACTGGCACTCACGGATTGGAATGTCTACCATTAGTAGGCTCCCTTCATAACAGTGACCTTGGCCATATTCTGCCAGTTAGTAGGGAAGCTCTTACGCAGATCCGCTACTTTCAAAACAGTACGCAGGCTCAGCTCGCGCATATTCGCACGATTGTCTTTGATGAAAGAGACTACTTCGTCCTTAGCCACAGGCTCGAGCTCGTAACTGTCCAACATACCGTCCTTGACGATCTGCTCAATACGCAGTACTTTCTCGCGATCTGTGTCCATACGCAGATCGATATAGTGACAGCGTGACTCTAAGGCCGCCAAGTGCTCTTGCAGTTTCTTACTACGCACATTCTCGAACTTCAAGTTAGTGATAAAGATAGCACCACCCTTGAACTCGAACTTGTCTGGGATGCCTTCAGAGCGCAGGATACGGCTGTCAGTGTTCCACGAAATGGTACGCTTCTTGCTCGAATCCAAAGCCGCTTTCAAAATATTCAGCGACACATCGTCCAAAAGGATACTGTCGCAGTCGTCAAACACGATGATGTTCTTGGCATCACTGTATTTGTAGAGCTTTGAGTACAAGCCAATGGCACTCATAGCACCTTTGACGATCTCGTACTTGGGCTTGCGCTGACCCATAACATCGAACAGGTCGTCCTTGCTTAGTACTTCTTCAACACCAAACGATTTGCCAACACCGGGAGGGCCAGTGACGATCATTGCGCGAACATCGCCAGCTTTAACAGCCTTGGTCATATCTTTGAGGATCTCGAAGCGCAGACGAGTACGCTCGATGATCTGCTCGTCAGTCTCGTGAGCTACAGCCGCGTCTGAAACTTTGATCTGCGTGAAGTCCGTGACTTCGGCACCCTTAGCGGATTTGCTCTTGAGAGCAGTTAGCATTGAAACTCCTTGTGGAATGGGTTTAGCTGAGCCTGCAACATTGTAGGCACCTTGTTCACAACGGACCCGGATTGAACGATCTGGGAAGCCGGGCTGACTGCCGCCCTCTACAGTAACATAGCCCGTACCGTCTTTGGCTACTTTGTAGTCTTCGACAAGCTTGAATGTAAGGCCGCCTACATTAGTGGGTTGACCCTTGATATTGTAGTAGCCTTCAGTAAAAGTAATATACACAGTTCGCTCCTGTTGTTTATTGAACATACCTCTATTGTATTACCACTTAGGGCTGTTGTCAACCCCAAGCAGTAATAACCCTTCGCAGGGTAGGGTTATTATGCGTCCTCTGCTACAGCCAAAGCAGCCAGGGCGTCTTTCAGCGGAACTAGCCCGTTCTTGATCAGACCCTGTGTTTCGTACACGGCACCCGCATACCAAACACCGTCCCGCATGACATAGTAGTACTCGCCAAAGCAGCTCTCTACCTGCTCGAGGAACTCTTCGAAGGTGTGTGCTACTTGATAGCCCACGTCCTCTTCGCCGCGATCAGCGTAGAAGTTCATCTCATCTACAGTCTCTTTGACACCACTGTTGTCGCCACGTGCGATCAGGGCGTTTGCTGCGGTGCTGTCGTAGTGTTCCTGCAGGATCCTGCCCGTATAGTCCAGATAGCCATCGTAGTGGCAGTAGACACTCTTGCAGACATCGCCGTGCATGACAGCTACTCGTGAACGTGTACCCATTTCGTCGCTCCTTGTTGTTAACTTAGCCTAGAGTATAACACGGGCCGGAGCCCGTGTCAACCAAATTATCAAATACCCTGGAACTCTGTAAGGGCTTGTTGTGCATCTGTGTCCAGCATACAACGATCCATAGCCGTCTGCTTCTCACGTGCAACTGTGGCACGATATGCGTCCAGCTCTGCGACCTTTGCTTCCATAGCAGGCCAAACTACGTCTTGGGGGTTAAGGTAAGGGCCAGTGTAGTCCACTTTGTCCTCTTTCAGCGTAATCTCGCCGTTGCGGATGCCTTCAAACACCATACCCCACGTGGGTTGCTGGGGACGACCTGTAGGGCCAAAAAGTTCTACTGCCTTGTTTTGGATCTTTTCCTGTGCGATCTCGTTGAGACGACGCACAAAATACTCACGCTGGGTTTGTTCCATAGTTTCGCTCCTGTTGTTAAGTAAGTGTATATTGTATGCTCAAACGGTCTCTGTGTCAACCACTTTGGCTAAAGACCCTATAAGCCTGTGGGCTTCTCGGCGTGCTTCGTATAGGGCTTCTGCGATACAGTCCTCAGCAGTGCCGTCCTTGAGCACATCAGCAGCATTCTCGTACAAGCAGCCGCCCAGGTAGTGCGATCCCAGCTCGTGACCATCGAGCATGACACGTACACGCAGCATGAACCAGTCGAGATCATAGCTGTCGATCTTGCTGCAGAGCGCAGCAATGTCAGTGACCGTGTCATCAAAGCAGTCTTTTGGGTGCAGGTCTTCGTAGGTCTTGTCTACGATGATCTCAAAGCCATCGCGCTGCATAGTTGCTAGATGATCATAGTATCGCATTGCTCGCTCCTTTTGTTAACGTTAGCCTAGATTGTATGCTCACAGCAGCACAGTGTCAACCCCTACATGCTCCAATAGGCTTCAGAGCTGGGCGAGCAGTGTCTAGGCGTATCATAGCGTTCCTGATAGCTAGCACCGCCCATCATGTTAACGCGGGTCACGTAGGTCTCGTGGATCTCGTAGCGATATCCCTTGGCTGCAGGATACTTCTCAGCGTAAACAGCTTCGATGGCTGCACGATCACAGGTGCTGTGATCCACTTTACGATCCAAACGTTCCCCTGCTCGGACTCTACGATCCCGCTTATAGACTTCAACTGTATACATCACGCACCTCTCTTGTCTGTGTTGTAGAATGGGTTAACTTCACGGATTAATTCACGCTCGCGAGCATGAGCCGCTGCCTTGCCACGGACGATCTCTAAGACACGTACATCGATGTCGTCCTTAGAAGCATATGTACGGAGCAGTTCGCACAGAGCCCAGTTTTTGGTCTCGGTCTTTGCACGATAGAAGTGCTTGGCTATGCGACTGCGCACACTCTTCAGCACAGTGGTCTCAGTCTTAGCTGTGACACCGATGTACATGCCCAGAGGGCCCTGTATCTGGTAGATGATGTGATTACGATCTGATCTCTTTGCTCGCATAGTTCGCTCCTTCACTATGCATATAGTATAACACCGTTTGGGCTAGCTGTCAACCAAAATGGTCTACTGAGCTAGAACCCGCGTAGTTACTAGGGTCTTTACCTCGTGACCCACAGCAAGAGCACGATCACGGTGGCGGCGACGCCTGTCCAAAATGCCCAACGCTGTGCGGGCCACAGCTGATCCAGCCACTGCCATAGATCATCCAGGGGGTCAAAAGGGTTTTTCTGTCTCATCGAGGTCTCTTGCTGCTGTAGTTGGTAGGACCGGCCGGAATCGAACCGGCATGCATTGCTGCGAGGGATTTTAAGTCCCTTGTGTCTACCTATTTCACCACGGTCCCACGTTGCTGCTGTTACGCAGCGTTAACTGGCCTGCCCGGAGGGACTCGAACCCCCGACCCACAGCTTAGAAGGCTGTTGTTCTATCCAGCTGAACTACGGGCAGAATTGGTGGGCCCCCTCGGAGTCGAACCGAGCACCAACGGATTATGAGTCCGCTGCTCTAACCAAGCATGAGCTAGAGGCCCGTGATCTTTACTGTGCGTCTCCTTGCTGCTGCTGTTCGTGCTG